GCTGGCTTAATACGATCACGGTAGGCAGTGGTAATCTGTCCGGGAGGCAGGGTGCCAATCAAATCACGCACACTAGCTTTGAATGCTTCGCTACCTTCAGGTGTACGACCAAGCACTTTGGCGGCAGAAACAACATCTCTGTTGCTGCCAGTACCCATAATCATGTTTTTGAAACTTTCTGCCTGTTGAGTTTGCGTACCACCCATCTCAAACATTTTGGCACGCTGCTCAGTTAGCTTGCCAGTTTGCGCAACTGTACGCTCTGTTTGCGCCATCTTCCTTGCATAATCTGCAAAGTCTTGTTTTAGCTGTGGGAAACGTGACAGCCATTCGCCATTTGTTCTCAACCAATCATTGATTTGCTTTGGAGTTTTCCCTTGAAGCTGTGCGCTGGCGTAATTACGAGCCAAGTTTTGCACTTGCGCAACATTCCCACCCATCAGTTTCAAAAAGCTATCTACATTTTCTGGTGTGCTAAATATCTTGTCAGGCAAGAGCGACGCTTGAGTTGCAAATTCACCGCGCTGTTGTACGCTTGGCGCAGTTAAAGCCTCTCCAACCTCGGAAGCAAACCGATTGATTGGCTGGCTAAAGCGCTCGTAATCTTTAATGTACTTGTTAAACTTTGCGCCAGTAAACTCTGACATTATATTTTCAACAAGACCTTTTAGTTCTCTCGCATCTTGCTGACCTATTGCATCAAAGCCAGTTTCAGGTAGGCCAGCAGCACGATCACCCAAACGGCGACGCAGTTGCTCAAGGCGCTCAAACCCTACCTTGGCCTTTCTTGTTGTTTGTGTAAGTGGATCAAATACAACGCCAGTTGCTTCACGACGCACTTCATCAAACTGCGCTTTAGTTGCACCAGTAATACGCTCTCGGCCTGTTACTGGGTCACGTTCAAATGCAGGAAGCGCTTGTTCTAAATTCTTAAATGCGTTTGTAGTTTCGACACCTTGGCCTGCCAATTCTTTTTCACGCGCTGTATTCAGCATGTCTTTTTTGTTGGCATCTGTAATCGTTTCGCGCTCTGCTTTCAATCTTTTAAGACGTTGCGTAACAACATCACGCGCTTCAGCACCAACAGCTTCCATTGTGCGAGGTTGACTAATTGCGGCTAATCGTTGCTCAGCATCAGTCATTAACCTAGTTGCCAATGCTTCGCCACGCCGCCTTCCAGCAACCGACTCAATATTTAGTAGTCTTGCAACTTCAGCAGCATCCAATGGCTGATCAATGGGCTTACCACGCAGTCTTTCTTGCGCAGCACGAACCATTGCAGTCTTAGACTCTACGGTTTGTGGCAAGGAAGAGATTTGTTCTGGCGTCATTTGACGAACTACACGTTCCGCAGCACGTTCAGTACCGCCCGGTAACAGTGGACGAAATGCTCTGCCAGCAGTAGCAAGACTGCGCAAACCAGCTTCAGTGCCAATGCCAGCGCCAGTTCCAACTAAAAACCGTGTGGTTGGGCTTGCATCAGGGGGCAAAAGATTCTCTGCCGCTTGTCCGGCAGCACCACCCGCAGCAGTTAAGCCAGACACTTTGGCTAACTCTGTGCCAGTACGAGGAATAAACGTCTCTGCAAACCGTGCGCCATACGGTGCTAAACGACCGCCAGCCGTGCCAAGCTGGAATAATTTGGATGTGCCAGCAAGCGCAGGAATTGCACTGACAGCTTCCAAGCCAGTTTCAAATGGTGACTTGGTGCGAATACGCTGTGACTCAGGCACAGGCGCAGGAATATCCTCTGGCCTTGGGCCGGGAATCTGCTCAACCAAGCTGGCACCAAAGCGACTTGGTTTGCTTTCGTCAACGGGTTCAGCACCAAAACGGTTCGTAGCCATGTTTACCTCGCTGCCGGGGCTGTAGGTTTTCTGTAACGCTTACCATCTTGCGCATCAATAAATTCAGCACCCGGAGGCAGCGCATCATATTCTGCCGGAGTGTTGACGGTTGGCACTCTTGGCCCACCCGCCGCTTGAGGAGGCGATGTTATGCCTGCAACACCTCGCACCAAATCTTCCGCTGTTTCTGCCTCTAATGCCGCTTGAGTTTCTTTAACTTTTCTTTCAACTGCATTTCTCAGCGTTCTCTTTTGATTTTCAAAATACTGCAAAGCAGTTTGTCTATCAGTTGCTGGCGTTACAATGAAGCGCTCAAAATCAGCCTGCTCATTCGCTGTTAGCGTTGCACCATACAGTTGATTGCGAACCTTAGAGATGTACTCTCGATAGCTCTTCCACCAGTTTACAGTTTCAGGTTTGATATCTTTGCCTGTAAGGTTTTTTGCAAGCTGTGCAACATCACCGCCACGTTCAATTGCCAAAAGAATTGCATCGGCAACACTGGCAGAAGGCGCAATCATCAAATGCTCATTTGACAGCGTAGATGTAATGTTGTTTAAGTTGTAAACTGCATCGCCAGCCTTTTTAAGATCGGCTCTCATATCGGATGGGATATCACTAATTTTCACTTTGCCGCCGCCCTTGCCACCGCCAGCACCCGGAGTTTGCTTCAACGCAACCTTCTGAGCAAAGATTGCTTGCTGTTTAGCTAACTCAGCATCAGCCTTGTCTTGCGACTCAATAGCTTTTGAAAATAGCTCATAGGCTTTCTGATAGTTTCCTTTGCGCAGTTGGGCAGCAATTAAGCCATCACCCATCTTGCCCTCAATTAGCTTAGCTTCCACCAATGCAGCATTACGATTCTTGGACAGCAAGTTCAACATGCGGTCAAACCGTTGTTTCAGCATTTCGTTGCTATCTTTGCGCTTCTTGTCTGCCTCATCAAACTTCAGCTTGGCAGCAGCAAAGGTCTGACGCTGATTCTTGTCTTCAGCATCTTGCATTTCTTTGATTGCCATTAACTGCGCTCTACCAGAAGCACCACCCACACCACCTAGCAGCAGGGACGACAGTAGGCGCAAAGAGGCATTAGCCGCATAGTCAGAGGCTTTGATCTGCGGAATCTCAAACTCTTTGTAGCCTTCAGTGCCTTGCTCTAAGGCTTGGGCTTCACGGGCAGACTCAGTTGCTAACTCGCGCTCAGCTTGTGCTGTTCTGCCAATCTCACTTTGCTGAATGTCAAACTGAGTTTTAGCAGCCTCGGCTTCAGCTTCAGCGCCCTTCTCAAAAGTTTCAGCAAGGTTTTGGCGACCAAACTCGGCACGTTCTTTCATGCCTGTTTTTGCACCAAAGCCACGAACTAAGGATGGTGTCGTGCCTAATGCTTGGCTTAACATATCAGTTGCCATAGTTATCTTCCCGTTTCAGGTACAGGCGCTTGAGTGCGCTGTGCTTGTTGTACTTCACGGCCTAGAATGCCAGCAAAGAGTTGTGCCAATTGCTGATCACGCTGCAACTCTAGTTCCAAAGCACGACGGTCATACTGATCTGCAATGTTGGCAAGGCGCAGTGCCTCATCAAAACTACTCTTACGAGCAATGCTACGCGCACGACGCGCTTGTGCAGCCAAAATGCCGGATGCGGCACTACCAGTTTGCAGGTTGCGCTCAGTCAGACCTTGACGCGCACGGGCTTGCTCAGTCTCCAACTCTTGCTGTTGTTCTGGCGTTAAACCTTCGCCTGTTGCACGACCCATTGCTTCAGCCTGCGCTTCACGGAAAGGTACGGCAGCACGACGAGCTTCTTCAACACCACGCTGCATTTCTCTGTTAGCTTGGTTAAACAACAAGGTTTGCGCCAGAATGTTGGCTCCGGCTGTGCCAGCACGGGTTAGATTAGGATAACGGTCAAGTACATCACGCAACTCTTGCAAGCCAGCTTCTGCACGTTCTGCAAATCCTTCTGGCTCGCGACGCGCAACTGCGGTTCTATCTTCTAGCGGTCTAACTTGCGCAAGGCTAGAAAAGTAAGGCTCTGGCGCTTGCGACAATGCTCTAGTGGTTAGACCAATATCTCTATCAGGCATTCTTAGTCCTGTACTGCCCGGACGAACGCCATAAACACCAAGTTGACTTGTCACATCCATTGGCTCTGGAGTTACGCCGCCCGTTCTTACGTTGGGAACGCCAGTACCGTAGCTCATTAAGTCCATACGATTACCAACAGGCGTATAAGTTTCTGCCCTAGTAGGAACATCAAATCGCTCAAAGCCAGTATCCATTGGCACTGACTCAGCTCTTGTTGTCCCGCTAACAGGTTGGCTCTGGATTGTGCGCAAAATGTCTGACTGCGTAGAGCGAACTAAATCACCACCATCATCAAAGTCACTGGCTCGACGAGGAGCAAACTCAGGCAAGCCAGTATCCGGGTTGATGCTGCCAGCACCGCCTGCTTGCATCAGCATGTCAGCTTCTTCAGGTGTAATGTGCGCAAGCACGGTGTCACCACGCCGACCCATGCGACGTAAGGCTTCTGCCATTAGCCTTGGACTGCCCAACCCATTGCTACCAAACATCATTGCTAAAGTTTTCATTGGATTAACCTAGTGCCTTTCTAAGACGCAAGGAACGGGTATTCCACACATCTTGTTGTGCATCCTCTTCACCGCCGAAGACCGGCTCCTTTTGACCTACTATCGCGGCTGTTGGGCTTGTGCCTACAGCGCGAGCGCTAACCGACATTGGTGTTGCACTTCTACGGCGTGGTGCAGTAGCGATTGAAACGTCAAGTGGCTTAAATCCTTCTTGTTGCACCGACTCTTCAATCGCAGCCAGCAATTCTTCATCAGACACTTTGTCCAATGCCAATGGCTGTTCTTCAACCTGCATCTCATCAATAACATCCACACCCGGCAAACGCGTCGTTTCTGCTGGCGCTTCTGCTGACGTTTCTGCTGGCGTTTCTGTGCGTTCAATTAACTCTTTGCCAGTCATCTCTTCTGGCGCTCTGGCAGGAGGACGCGCAGGCTGAGTTGGCGCTTGAGTGGCAGGCTGACTTGGCTTAATTACGGGAATGAGTTTGCCCGTGCGAACGTCAAACCGCATTTCAGGTTTAACAATAACCTCTGGCAAGGTGTTGTTGTCAGCAACGCCAAATCTTCCCGATACTGAGGGCAAATCAACATCACGAACAATGTCTGTTCCAGCCGCGCCTTGCCTACTGCCATACTGAATGCCGCCCGTAAGCTCAGCCGTTGGTTCACCTATTTGTGTGCCAACGCCGGGAGAACGAGGCTGAGAAAAAGCTCCGACAACCTGATCACGAGCATTAGTCGGTTGACGCAACTCTGTCATGGCAATGTCACCTTCTCTTGCCAAGGTATTAAATGCTGCGCCAGTAAGTTCGCCAGACAAATCGCCAGATATTGCAGTACGTCCAAAGGCTTCACCAATGTCAGCCGCAATTTCAGCAGTTGCACTGCGGGGCGCAACATTAGCTAAGCTGGTTGCACCAGAACGTGCCAACGATGCAGAACCCGAACCCAAACCGCCAAGTAGTGCAGCTTCGCCTACATCACCACCTGTTGCAGCAGCGCCAGCAGCAGAACCAACAGCACCGCCAACTGCATTAGCCAAAGCAGTTTGTGCTGTATTGCCAGCAGCACCAATAGCTGTTCCTACTTTTTGCGCAACCGGAACGCCAACGCCTTGACCGACAAGGGAACCAACAGCGGCTTTACCAATATCTTCAATACTACCGCCTTGTGATGCAGAAATTAAGCCTGCCGTTACAGGTTGCACTGCAATGCCCGTTACACCGATGGTCGGCAGTAGTTGAGGCGCAGCAATAGCAATAACGGCAACTTCAGGATTTTTAATGACGTAATCAACTGTATTGACAACCGCTTTGCCGACATCTTTGACAACACCGCCAAGAGCATCAACAACTTTGCCAACAGTTTTGGTAACGCCACCTACAACATCACTAACTAGGTTACCCGCACCTCTGACTACTTTTTTAACTCCTCTGCCAATTTTGTGAAAAATGCTCATGCTACACCTCCCACATCTGGCCCTGTTTTAATAATTACTAAATATGTGCCATCTTCCATTTCTTGCAACTCATAACCCATGTCTGGATTGGGCGCAGCCTCTACAACACCACGATAGAAAGATGCTGTACTTGGCTCTTCAAGAATGGTTGCTACCGTATCAAAACCCATTTTGTAACAGGCTTTGGCAAATTCGATATTGTTTTGTAAAAAGTTTTCAGGAACGTCTGCGTTAAACGCATCAAAATACCCAACGCCCGGTTCAGCTTTATGAATCACATAAAGCGTATTGCCTTGACGAATAAACAAGGTGTCTTCAATTTTTAATTCAGCATTGATAACTGCAATCGCTTGATCACGACTAAGGCCACTATCAGTATTCATGGCATCTATTGCCACAATGTCTTCAGGACTTAGTTCCTGTTCTCGGCTATCCACCATCTGAACCATGCTTGCCTCTCAATCTAAAATGCCTTGCCGGATACAACACGATAAGCCAAATTGTCAAGCAAAAGCAGGGCTTTAAGCAAGCCCAACACGCGATTTACCCCATCTTTTTTGTTGCCAAAGTGCTATTAAGCTGTCGGTTATCCGACATGTCCAAATTACGTCACGCCAAGCGATCTGGCGATCTGCTCATGTATTAGCAAATGACTATTTACCCAATCGTAAAAGTCATCTTCTTGGTTAAAGTCCAAGTCCAGCAGGTTAAAGGGGTCGTTTAGGGAAAGAATGGAGGCGTAACGCTGATGCTCTTGTTGGTGGATGAGCAACCAATCGTCTAAATCCTGCGGATCAGCATCAATAATGGGGTAGCGCGGCACATAGAAGCCAGCATCGGTTAGTCTTTCCCAAAAGACTTGATGCTGAATGCCGTTTTCAAACAGGAAATCACGGAGGCTGTCAGGCTCCCCAAAGATCGGGGTAGCCAGCGCATCCATGTTGAGGCTCATCTATCCGCCTTTTTCTCTAAGCGGTCGAAGATTTTGCCCAACATGCCTTTGATGTCTTGGATGTCTTCCCGGTAGTCATCTCGGTTGACGTAGATCATCGGCATTTCCGAGATTCTGTCCTCTATTCTCACGATTGAGCGAGAGATACTGTTCAGTATCCACCCAAAAGCGGCTCCTGCGGTTGCAAAAAGGATGTTGATTAGGAACTGAGGTTCCACGTTCATGCTCCGTAATAAGGGATTTTCTTGTTGGTTCCATTGATAACGACAGTGATATAACCTTCCGGGGCCAGCATCATACTCGGATCAGCCATCACTGCGGTATTGCTGGTCGCCAGATTTGCATAAAGATTTGCAGTCACCGTCACATTTGCCAATGTTGCACTACCGCCAGTAATGTTGACATTATTGGCGTCTTGTGTGGACATGGTGCCAAGGCCAGAGACTGCCGAGTTAGCAATGGCAATGGTGACATTGGCTGCACTCGTAATGCGACCTTGCGCATCAATTGTTACCTGAGAAACGGAGTTTGCCGTGCCATAACTGCCGGGAGCTACCGCCGTGTTTGCCAAAGCAATGTTGACATTGGTATTAGCAATTGCTAACCCACCACCCGTTAGTCCTGTTCCTACCACCACATTAGCAGGCGGCTGGTTCGTCCAAACATTTGAGGTGCCGTTGTAAACAACGACATTATTATTAGCTAAGTTTGTAAAGTTGACATTGCCATCCGTACCGCCAAATACAGAGCCATAAGAAATACGGACAAACAATATGCCATTGCTTGCACTGACGTTTACAACGTCTGCAACGCGGGTAATTGCCGCTGGCGCAGTAGGTTTTGTCTTTGTCAGGCCACCTGTAACCACTGGGTTGTAATACAACTCCTCGCCAACAACCCAACCTTCACCACCGCCTGTTGTGTTAATGCCGCGAATCTCGCCATGTGTAATAACATTGCCCCATCCGTTTGTAGCAATATTGTCAACAGAAATGCCAAGAATGTAGTTAGATTGTGTTGGGTCTAACCCTGTTGCCGGTGCCGCAAGCAATCCACCGGAAGAGCCAACACCACTGACAAACATGATGACTTGGCCTTTGGTGATCGTTGATTGCGCTTTAACTCGCACAATCTGATCTTCAAATATATAAAACTGATCACCGTTAATGCCTACCGCTAGTGTCTTTCTACGGTCATTGTTATCCCACGTTAGCTCTGCATTGGTGGGCGTGACATTGGCTAGGGTATTAAAAACAACTACGTCGGTGTCAGTTTCGCTACCACCCTCGACACGCTGCCATACAGCGCCATTAAAGACCGCCCAATCACCAACACCCCAAAAATCAATACCGTCAAGATTAGTTGTACCAGCAACAGACACAACGTAATAATCACCTTTAGTACCGACACCGGACGCAAGGGCTGGCGAATTAGTCGAGGCATCCCAAGTACCCTTATAGTTAAGCGCACCAATGATGTTGCTAAATGAGGATACGGTCTTTAACATGGCTTAGTCCTTATAAACCGTCGCCTGCTGTAATGTAAACTTGTGCAGTACCGTTGGCAGTCACACCCGTAAAGTAAGCGTTTGGCACAAAGGTCAGAATCTCATCCGTACCTGCTAACAGTGGCAAAGAGGCACCCGTTGTTGTGACTACCGCAGCATTGGTATTGGCTTCCGTAGCCGTTGAACCATAGCCTAGAAAGACCGTCACACTGCCAGCATTGATGATGCGATATTGGTTGCCACCCAAGGTGGTGGACACAGCCTGTACCGCAGCAGGTGCAGTTGCCGCTGCCGTAAAAGCAACCGTATTGCCTAGCTTGGTAAAGGCTTGTGTTCCCATGTCTTACTCCGTTACGTTAGCCCAAGGCAATGGTGGCGTGACCACTGGCGGGTTGATCTGATTGTCTATTTGTTGCTGCACTGCTGCTTCGGCTGATTGTTTATCCACACCGTTAGCCCATATCCAGCCTAGCACCTGTTCTTGCGTTAGCTGATCGTAAGGGGTGAATGTGCCTTCAGGCGCAGGTACAGAGCAAGTGCTGTACACGCTGCCGTTATAGGTGCCATCTGTGCCGGATAGTGTCCAGTGAACGGTAAACACAACGTCTGTCTGCCCGTCTGCTTTTGGATAGCAGTCCATAGCGGTCACAGACCAAGTAAATGTCGCACTCATTCTTGCACCTCCGGCTTGGGTATCTGCTCGTTAAACTGTGCTACCAGCTTCTGCCACAGAGGATGCGCTCCTGACTGCGTTGGCAGGTTGCCGATTACCTGTACGATAAACTGCGCTTCGTTTTGGTCTAGTTCGAATTTCATGCGTTGCCTTTACGCTACTTTTACAATGATTTTTGCTCGACCATCATCTTCGACGGCAATAACTTTACCAACGGCTCGCATATATTCGGCAAGGGTCATGTCGGATTCGCTTTTAGCAATTCCTTTAATTGCGCCGTTGTCCTCGACGGGAACGATGTACTGACCAGCAGTTGCGCCAAGCACATTGACCGGAACTTGACCGGCAAAAGCAATGCGGTCAACTGTTTGTCGTGCGGCTTCTAGTGCATCGCCTTCAAGCTCAACACCCCACGTGTCACCGCCAACATACGACGGGTCGGTTGACTTCACAACAAAAGACAGAGCATCCGCAAACACGTTGGTCAATTTCCCGTTTGCATCAATTCCGCACACATCACCTTTAGCAATTGTGAAATCACCGGCTTTGACCATGTATTCCGCATAGTCAGCGCCACTAGCATTGACCGTGCCGCCAGCATTTAATGAGCGGAGTGTGCTTGAATCCCTGCCCATTTTATTAGCAGCGTTAGCAGCGTTATAGTTTGCTTGACTAACCCCATAACAAAGCAACGCCGATACACTTGTTTGCTGTCTTTCAACAGATAGTATTACCGCACCTGCCTCGGTAGAAACGGCTTTAGAAATAATGTTATATGAGCCGCTTGTCTGCCCCACCAAGAAATCACCACCGCTGGTGATACGGGCGCGTTCGGCGTTGTTAGTGCCAAAAATTATCCCGGCATTGGCTCTGTTATAGATATAGGCGTTGTTATCTGTACCTTGTAAAAGCGAAAAACATGTTCCTGCACCAGCATTATTAGGAGGATTCCCATTACCAGCGAGTTCAAGTATTGCGTTTTTACCTGAACCTCTAACAAACGAAATCGAATCAGTAGTAGGTGTTGTTGTGCCAATACCTATCGCTTGCGTCGAAGTAACCCGCAACGCTTCCGTACCACCTGTACCAATAGCTACCGTATCCGCAGCAGGGAAGAATATGCCCGTATTCGTATCGCCTGATGTCGTAATGCTAGGTGCTGTGTTGCTACCTGCTGCAAATGTACTTGTACCACTAACGGTTACGTTTGCAATTTCAGCGGTTGCAATATTGGCAGTCGTGACATTTGCCGTAGTCACTGTTGCATTGGTAATTGTCACAATGCCACTGCTAATGTTGACGTTCGCCAACGTCATATTATTCAGCGTCGTAACCGTATTACCTAGCTGAATAGCGGTATTGCCTAACGTAATCGTTGTGGCAAAGTTCGCGTCAAGTTGTGACAGCGGAATCGTCGCAGTAGCGTTGGCAAATGTATTAGGTACTGGCATTTAGAACCTCGCTCTCAATTCATGCTCAAATTCAAAACCGTTAATCGTAAAGGGCGTCACGCTGCCTGTGAGCGTAATGCCTAAGTATTTGCCAAACATCTTGGCATCACTCTTGTACAAGTAGTATCCACCACCCGCACTACTTGCCGCAGCCCATCCAATCAATGCACTTACGTTATTGCTCCAAGAGATTGGATTGCCAACATTATTCGTCCAAATAATTGCATTGGAGAACTCAATGGCTGGCGACTGCTGCGACTCAGAATCCACAAACGCATCAAAGATGATCGGCTCACTACCTAGTGTTGCTTCAATGCCAATCTTTAATGCCTGCTTGTCACGGATAGGATCACCCATCGGCAACAAGGCAGTTCTCAGAATCATATCAACATCATTGGTACTGTCTTCATAAAATTGATACAAATTCTGACCTGTCGTGCCATACAGGTTAATAAACCCATCCTTAAATGCTGGCACCACATAAAAGCAATCCGTTAGCTGATTGGTAAAGAACCACTTACGCTCAAAGAACGCCGCCTGTATCCAACGATCCGTACCACCATCGTTGTACTTAAAGTTAAAAACAGCGCTCAGAATGTTATTGATTAGGCACTGACCACCCGTAATCTCTTGATTAAAGTTAATCAGCGGAAACACACCGTCCAGCGGATCACTAATCTTGGTGGTAGTCGCACCCACTAGCGCATAGACACCATACTCGTTCATAAACAGCACGGAACGGAAGTACGGGAAGATGGCGTGTTTTAAGGCAGAACCCACCGACGCCGAGACGTTGGTGTTAGTAAAAAGAGAAACGCCTGTAGTCGAATCCACCCGCACATCAGAAAAGACGTTAATGCTGTCTTCGCCAAAAATGTACAGGAAGTTGTTAGCAGACAGGATACGAGTAATCGTTGTGCGTAGGGTAGAGTCAGACAGGGTAATAAACCCGGCACTCAGATTGATAAAATCATTGTAGGTATCTGCCGCCGTATAAAACACGGTACGGTCTTGGGCAATCCAAGTGCGGCCTGAGAAGGTGGCAATGTCTGTACCACTCTGATTCAGAATCGTGCAAGTCACATTGGCACTGGTGCCAGCGCCAGTAATCGTTACCGTCGGTGGCGAGGTGTAGCCTGTACCCGGCTGCGTCACAATGACTTCAGATACTGCATTGGCAACTACCGTTACCGTGCCGGTTGCTTGAACGCCACTCGCCTCATTCGGTGCGCTAAATGTCACCGTCGTGTTGGATGTTAGATAACCACTACCCTTGTTGTTGATGGTAATGGTATTGACGCTGCCAATGGACGTTAGATTAGCGCCATCCCAAGTCTTGTAACCCTTTGCCGGGTCAATAATCAGGGCGCGTTCATTGCGCCACTGCGTGATCATTACATTGCTATTTGAGAACGTATTGGCGGCTCCAATGTTGCCTTGAGCGCCGGTGGTAATGTTGACGTATTGCGCTGAACCGTCATTCTGGAACGCCATGACGTATTCATTATTGTTAATGTTGACCGATCCCATGAAGGTCACGTTGGCAGCAAACGCAACATTCGCAAGCTGCTGATTGCCGGGAACGATCTTTAGATTGCCATAGCCAACCGGCTGGATATTCTCTAGCCAGCTAAACTCACCGTCGCTAATCACGGTGCGGTTGTTCTTGGTGTTTACGCCTTTGAAGTCCTTAACTACGGCATAGTTCTTTTTTTGCTCTGCCGCAGCCATGTTAGTACCCCGCTGTGTAAGGTGTAGGTAATCTGCGGGTAAAGGTCGTATTCAGGGCTTCCATCACATGCTTGCTGTACTCTTGCTTAAATATCTCTGCCTCACCATAAGATTGCTCTTGGTATTTGGCGATATAAGCAGCGTAAAACGGTACAGCTTCTGTGAATGGAGTAGGTAATGTTTCTACATCAGAACCGTTGACCATAGGATCAACCAACACTACCGTGTCAATTTCCATTTGGTAGGCTTGATCAGGCTTTGGGCCAATAAAAATCTTCTTAGGCCCGTACATGGAGAACCCTACCGGGCGTCCATTGTAGTTTTGCCAGTAACGTAACTGTGCGTTGAAGTCTGTCCAAGGCAGGTAATACAGCGGAATGCGCGAGTTCCCCCAATAGAGGATCACATTCAGCACATCAACGGTATTGTTGCCTTCGGGTAAGTCTGCAAAGTCGATGGTTTCGACGTTATACGGCGCGGTGTGATTCTGCAAAACACGATTGCACCCTGTGTCTCGGACAAGGGTGTTGCGCCCATCGTTTATGTAGTCCGTTAATTCTGCATTCGTCCAGAAATTAGCATTAACGTCATGTAATAAACGCCGGGTCTGAGTAATGTAGCCAGACAGCGTATCTGCCATGATTAAGCATTAAAGTTTGCAACTTTCGCCGCACCCTTTGCTTTAGGCATTGGGGCGGCTACTCGTTCCACCACTGGGGCTGACAAGTGGACGGTTTTAGAAGACTCTTTAGAAAATGAAAACTGCGCCAGTTTTTCCATTGCTAGACCAAACTGGTTACTCATCTTCATCCATCCAAGCCTAACTAGATACGGCTCTTTATTGTCATCGCCATAACCAAAGATATGCTTTGCTGCAATTTCAGGAATCTCGACTTCTTTCCCCGGCTCAAAGTGGTACACCGTACCATCCAAGCCATCGGAAAAGGTTTCAGAACCGTTATTGCGAACAAAGATCGTGGTCATAGCGAGACAATATCTCCATAAAGGGCAACATCGCAAGTAACTGCGGCGTTGACCGAACAGTTGACATACAACACGCGGGCAGTTTGAACGTCAGTATTAGCAGCAGAAGCCAATGTCAGATCATCAAACTTGGTTGTGCCAGTAGCAGCACTCAAAGCCTGATCCGCAGCAATAGCAGTGCCTCCACCGCTTGCGGCGGT